TATCAATACACCCCAACGGTGAAGATTAAGATATCCAATATCCCCTGCCCGCTAAAAAGTATTGCAAAAGAATATCCATTCGCTGCAGCAGCAGTTCGTATAGACGGGAATCGTATGGTTGGATGCTATCTAGTAGACACGGATGAGGTTGCTATCATGTGGACATCAGGAGAGTTAAAAGCCTTCCCAATAGAGAGGTTTCACCAGTTTAAACCTGAGCTGTAATTCATGATTATCCGTATATAAGTAGTTTACTTTTTGGCGTATAAATACACTCATAGTGTACATTTCGTGCACTTTGTAAACTAGGAGATACATCATGTGGACTAAACCAACAGCTACAGAAATGCGTTTTGGCTTTGAAGTAACATTATATGTAATGAATCGTTAATATATGTTATAGTAGTAAAGCTACCAGAGTGACTTAGCGGTCACGTTCGGCTTCAGTAACCGACTGGTAGTTCCTCAATTTCTTACTGACCTTAAACTGAAAGGTATTAAATGAAAACCAAAAGAAAACCAATAGATTTAGACTTATTAAAAGAGTCATTCATATATAAAGATGGCAACCTTTATTGGAAAAGAAACAATAAAAAAGCTGGCACTCCAAGAAAAGAAGGCTACATAACTATTGAGTTACAAAAAACAAAATATTACGCACATAGATTAATATGGTCTTTGTTGAATGGTGCAATCCCAGAGGACAAACATATTGATCATATTAATAGAAATAAATCAGATAACAGAATAGAAAATCTTCGCCTTGTTACTAGCAGGGAAAATGCTTTAAATACAAACCCCAAAAAAAATAATACTGGAGTATATGGGGTAACTAAGGATAGAGATTATTATAAAGTAAGTTTTACCATAAATAGAAAGTCTATTCATGTTGGTAATTTTAAAACTCTTGAAGAAGCAAAAATATGTTCTGATGAATATGTGAAAAATAGAACTGTATAATTAAATCATGGGGGTGTAGCTCAGTTGGGAGAGCGCCAGCTTTGCAAGCTGGATGTCGTCGGTTCGATCCCGTCCACCTCCACCATTTTGTCACAAATATTTAATAAAATAATACGATTAATGTGTTGACACCTATGTTTGTTTAACTTAATATTACATCACAGTCACTTGACTGGTTAAACTTAAAGGTGAATGAGATGAATGCATTAGTAAATTTGAAGCTAGAAAAAGTTGATACCCTTGGCATGTTGTTAGCACAAATTGCCGACTTAGAAGCTCAAGCAGAAGTAATCAAGAACGAACTCAAGAACGCTGGCGAAGGCCACGTCGAAGGCAACCTATACAAAGGCTGCGTCACACTCTCACAACGTACAACAGTAGATAGCAAGGCAGTATTCGCCGAAGCTAACATCCCAGCTGAATTGGTTGCTAAACACAGCAAGACCACAGCGATTATCACTCTTAAAGTAACAGCACGATAGGAGAACGCTATGTCAGCAGCACTTGTAAGATTAATAAAAAATAAACAAATTGTAGGGTTTTATGCTTGTGAAGATTCTTCTGATCTTTTTAATCTTGTAGATCAAATTACCGACCCATATGGTTGTGAGTATATTTGGATTGAGTATGGTGGATTCCATTGGCCAAAATCCGATGCAGCCATTATCTTTACCGATAAACATTTAAAGTCGGACGGGGATATATATGCTTCTCATTTTGATGGGGCAGAGATGGACGCGTATTTGTTTTTGGATGTGTTTGGTAATGATGGTTGGATTGCATTTACGAAGAATGATAATTTTTTACTTCTGGAAGATGATGATGACGCACTATGAACAACGTAAGGCTTGGCGCGTTAAGCTAAACAATGCGCGTAATAGAGACGACGACCATAGTAGTCAGCGTTACAAGTTGGATGCCATAATCCTAAACAGAGCAATGCGGATTTATAAAATTGAAGGCCGCAATGCAACTTGGGGGCGTTAATACATTAGTGCTTGACAATGATTTTGATTTAATTTAATATTAACTTACCGCGAGAATAGCGGGATCGTGAAGAAAAGGTGAATAAGATGCCATTAGTAACAGTAAAAGTGAATGATATTGAGCTTGATGTTTATTACGACATTGAGAAAGAGAAAGACCCGTATGGTACTGGGGATAGCCCAACGTTGTATGCTATAGACATTATAGCGATTGAGTCTGGAGCAAGCACGCAAGACATATCTTCATTACTAGCTGACTCCGTTATTGAAGACATAGAGAACCAGCTGATTGAGATTGAGAATGAATAACGATAAGTTGCTTACTGTGCTGTGCTTTATGGCGTTTATAATGTCTTTGTATTTTATTATGAAGGTTGATAGTGCATTCGGATTTTAAGAGAGGCTTCGCCGCGGAAGAGAAATTCGCAAGGGAGCATCTAAAGAATGTAACATGGGCCACAAAGATACAAGACATACACGAACACTGGGATGTGATGGGAGAGCTGCAAGGAAAGCTATCCAAGTTTGATGTAAAGGCGCTGCGTAAGGTAAATAGAGGTGACGCAGACTACAATGACAACATCACCTGGATAGAGGGCACAAACGTCAATGGCAATCGTGGATGGATAAAGGGCGATGCTGATTACATAGTGTTCGAACGCAGCACAGAGTGGTTAGTAATAGATAGGAAAGAACTGCTCGACTGGGTATCTCATAAGCTAGAGAGCAATGGGTATAAGAAGGGCAAGGGATTGTATCAGGTGTATCAGCGCGCGGGCCGCAAAGACAAGCTAACGATGATACGCTATGAAGATATCCCTACAGGATACATAAAGCTACCAAAGACATTAGACGCATGAAGATTTGCCTTTAGGGGTAGAGGTCAAAGCATAAGGTTATCATCTCATCTTATGTGTAGAGTCTTCAGCCGTGTGATGAAAGCGAATGCTATAGAGAGACGCCAATTAACTTTGGGGAATGCATGGGGATAGCGCCCATGAGTAAGCTGGAAGTTGCGACCAGCTATAGTTCAGCAAGTAGTCACGCCTTACGCAGTACGCAGGATTAGTTTAATGGCAAAACTGGAGTTTTCCAAACTTCTGTCATCAGTTCGATTCTGATATCCTGCTCCATTAGTGAATCTCTTACGGTGAATAGAACATATTAACTTAAGGGCATTCATGTCAGATAAGAAACCAACTGGACGACCAACAAAGTTTACTCCTGAGATTATGGAGGAGATATTCGTACGCCTTACTGAAGGCGAGCCTTTGCGTCAGATATGTCGCGACGAACACATTCCTGCTTGGCGTACAATTTACTCTTGGCTTGCTGCTGACGAGACTCTTTCTGCACGCTTCGCGCACGCACGCGAGCTCGGCATGGACGCAATCTTTGAGGATGCGCTGCATATTGCTGATACTCCACTGTATGGCCACAAGAGTACAGAGACGGATAAGGGTGCGTACGTCACTACAGAGGATATGCTCGGTCACCGCAAGCTACAGATTGAGACACGCTTTAAGATGCTGTCTAAATGGAACCCTAAGAAGTACGGAGATAAGCAGATCATCGCTGGCGATAAAGAGAACCCGCTGGAGATTAAGGGTAACATTGCCTTGTTCAATAGCTTAATTGAAGACTTAGAAGACTTGAGACGGAAAGAGGAAGATTGATGGCACAGTTTGAGAGCGATGACGACATGGACTTTAGGTTTGAGTTCATTATGGAAGATGAGACATGTTTCGCTCAGGCGCTAGACCTGATCAAGGACGGATACAAGCTGGCCCGCAGCGGATGGGGTGATGATGAGTGGATTCACCTAGTAGCGGATCAGGACGACGACGAGGTTGTATGGATTGGCATTAAGACAGAGCACGATATGTTTATGCCGTGGACGCCAATACAAGAAGACATCTTAGCTAACGATTGGTATATTGTTGAGTGATGTATTAGAAAGATTTCAGGACGAGACGACCAAAAAAGAGTTTGTTAAGCTTGAGGCATTATATCAAATTGGCGTGACGTGGCGTTTAAGTTGGATAAAGAAGGCCCACAAGCATCAGATACTTCCAAAAGGTGAGTGGTGGTCTATCTGGCTTCTCAATGCGGGTCGTGGCGCGGGCAAAACGAGAACAGCTGCAGAGCAAATTGGCTGGTGGGCATGGCAGGAGCCAAACACTAGATGGTTAGTGTCAGCTCCTACCTCCGCTGACTTACGCGGTACATGCTTTGAGGGTGACTCAGGTCTCCTCAATATAATCCCTTCTGAGCTGGTGGCTGACTATAACCGCAGCTTCCATGAGATCAAGCTGGTCAATGGCTCATTCATCAAGGGCATCCCTGCATCAGAGCCTGAACGTTTCCGCGGTGGACAATGGCACGGCGCCTGGCTAGATGAGCTGGCAGCGTGGGAGTATCTACAAGACGCATGGGACCAAATACAATTCGCTGTACGTCTAGGCAAAAGAACGCGTATCATTGCATCAACTACACCAAAGCCTAAAGACTTGATTGTTGAGTTAGTAGGTAGAGATGGTGACGACGTGGTGATGACAACAGCATCCACTTATAAAAACCTTGCTAACCTGGCACCATCGTTTCAGAAGCAGATCTTACAATACGAAGGAACCAAGCTTGGGCGCCAAGAGATTTATGCAGAACTTATTGACCCAGAGGAATCGGGAATCGTTAAGCGTGAGATGTTCAGACTGTGGCCAGCTCATAAACCATTTCCCAAGTTTGAATTCATACTTCAATCGTACGACTGCGCCTACACAGAGAAGACCATCAACGACCCAACTGCTTGCATTGTGTTCGGAGTGTTCAAGCCACTAGATGGACCAATGGCTGTGATGGTCATAGACGCGTGGCAAGATAGGCTGCAGTATCCTGATCTCAGACCAAAGGTTATTGAGGAGTACAAGGTATCGTACGGTGAGGATGATGAGTCAGACTATACGAACTACAAGGGCGGGAAGAAGGTAGACCTGATCCTCGTAGAAGACAAAGCATCTGGCATATCACTCATACAAGATTTACAGCGTGCACATCTTCCTGTACGAGCGTATAATCCAGGTAGGGCTGACAAAGTACAGAGGCTATCCATTGTAGCTAACATCATCGCGCACAAGCGAGTATGGATACCAGAGAGTACACAGCGCAAAGGATACGTAAGAGATTGGGCTGAAGGGTTCGTGAGTCAGATATGCTCGTTCCCCGAAGCGACACACGATGATTACGTGGACGCATGTACGCAAGGCTTGAGGTATCTAAGAGATGCAGGCTTCCTAGATATTGATCCAGCACCAGCGTATGACGATGATGACTACTACGACGCGAAACCAAAGCGCGTCAATCCATATGCGATATAGAACATGGCTAATAAACTAGAAGAACTATACAAACTCGGTAAGGTTGCAGAGAGCGCCTATAAGGAAGCTAAGGGCGCAAAGAAAGCATCTGAGGTACTGATCCCTAATGAGGGCAAGATCCTAATGCTGACGCAAGCAGATCGTACTAAGGTTGGAGGTAACTACCTTGGTGGTCCAGGCTTCTCTGGTATCCAGCTTAACGATCCTAAGTATGCTGGTGCTGCATGGGGTGTGAAGAGTCCAAGTGTGGCTCAGACTATCATCGGTGGTAATATGCGCGTGCCAAAGGGTCAGGCCGTGTGGACTACTATGATCGGTGACCCAGCGCAACACAAATCAAACCAACACGTATTCGACTCGCTGCATAAGGAGTTCAAGGACGCCGCCAAAGAAGGCAAGCTAGATCCTCAGCTACATGCAGAGATCAACAATAGACTTGCTAGCGCTGTAGATAAGAACGGCAACAACATCTTCCCTGAGAACGTAGACATCTTAAGCAAGGACTTCAAGAAGCAGGCTAATACATTTGAACGCCGTGCAATCGCTGCAGACCTAATGGGTGGTAAAGGTGTAGGCGGTAAGAAGGGTCAGATCTTTGACTATGATAAGTCTATCCTTGAAACAACAGATCCTGTATTGATTGGTGAGCCAACTGGTGCACTAGGTAATCGTCTGTTCACACTCAACAATGAGTTCTCTGATCGTCCTGATCTACATAGCGCATTTCCTACTATCCTGCACGGCGAAGACTTGGGTGATACATTCCACCCTGCAGCGCGTGACGTATTGATGGAAGACTGGATCAAGAACTTCAGAGAGCAGAAGGGACGTGAGCCTGGTTACTATGACTGGACACGTGGCTATGCTCCTCACCAGCAAATAGATGAGGCTACAATACGTAGACTACAGGAGGCTGGCTTTGCTAAAGGCGGTAAGGTAGGTAAGGCTGCTGGCATCTTAAGCGAGATACAGAAAGCATATGATGAGGCTAAGGCCCTTGAGACAGTTAAGGCTGCAGCTCCTACAATCATTGTACCTCAGCGCGGCAAGATTAAAGACATTATGGAGAATGTACGCAACCAGCGTGGTAACTATGCCGCAAGACGTGTAGAACGTGCTGCTGATGAAGTGCCTAACCTTGAGCATCAATACACACAAAACGCACTGGAAAGAGAATTTACAGCAAGCAATCCTCAGGCTTTAATGGTGATGAACCCTAAAGACTTTGAGCAGTACGCACATCCGTTGTCTTCTGCGCTTACTGAAAGAACAAGCAACTATGGTAAGTTTGATACTCCTGCGGAGATGGGCTATGAAGAGTACATTGATTACTTGGCAAACATTGCTCGTGATTCAGGATTATCTGACGTTCCATATTTGCGAATTAATGAAACGCCTGAAGGTGAATTGATTATTGGTGGACATGAAGGCCGTCATCGCACCAGGGCATTGAGCAAATTGGGTGATGAGTCAACTCTGATTGCACTCGACCCAAGCTACAGTTTGACAAGTGATGATGCTCGTCGCTATAAAGAAGATTATGTTAATGCATTAAATGCTCGCTTTGGTTCAAAACGTTTAATAACTCCTGAGTATAGACCACAAGTAGAGGGTGAAGTGAAGCGATCTCCTATTGTTATGCCTGAAGT